GGTGCTAAACTTGCTCCCATTGGTCCAGAATTTCTTGCAACTGGAATAATAGCACCAGGCACAATCCTAACTGTTTCTGGATTTAAAATACCATCATCAGCAGCAGTATAAACTCCTGTTATTGCAAGTGATGCGTTTTTTAATACTAATTCTACAGTTTTATTTAGTGTTTTTATATCAGGTAGTGCTGTTAATAATGGTCCTCTACCATAAACTTCACCTGGTATTTTCATATAGCGACTAACTATAAAAGGTGTGTCTTTTAATCTTTTATAAACTATTTCATCTGTTTGACCGCTTGAAGAAAATGTTGGATCATCAGATTTTCCTTTTATAACGTGATAACAATAATCTCCTTGTGTAGGATCAAATATTGTTGCTTCTATAAAATCTATATGTTGAGTTGGGTGGTCTTTAATATATCTTTGTAAGTCTTTTGAAAGTGTTGCTTCTGGAAATTGTCTTTGTATTGCTTCAGCTCTTATTCTAAATTTACGATAAACATTATCAACTGTACCGTGTGGTCCTTCTTCTAAATTTATTAAATATTGTGGTATTGGTGTAAAGATTATTGGATTAGTAGCATCACCTGGTTGCACCAACATAACAGATGTTCCAACAGCAAGGTCTAATAAAAATTCCCCAATAGCCAAATCAAAATTTGTTTGTCTTAAAACAGCAAACATCTTATCTTGGTAAGCATCTAATATTGCTTGAACTTCTTGTTTTTTTTCAGGAGGAATATCATTTCCTGGTTCTAAACGACACCACGCTTTATATGGAGGAAATAAACTGGACTGTAACTTGTTAGCAAATTTTTGTGTTGAAGATATTGCTGTTGAATCAAAAACATTTTGCATTTTGTCTTGTCCAGGCAATTTTCCTTCATAGTAACCTTCATAAAGGTTTCTTTGTGGCAAGGCATATTTATAGCAATCTTCGTATATGCTACGCCATTGTTCCTTTTGATTTTGAGAAGCACTATAGCGTGATAGCACTTCTTCAGGTTTTAATCGCATCATAATTTTTTTAGACTAACCAAATATATAGACCAGCAGCAACCAATACCCACCATGCTGGGATCTTATAGCTTAGCCATTTTTTTACATCTTCCATAAAGCACCTTTCCTTTTTATCACAATTACAAAAACCGCAAATATTAAACTTCAACATTAACTGTATCTTTCTTTTTATTAAAATTCCATTTCTTTTTTTTTAATTCCTGTGCTTCTATATGCTCTTTAATTTTTTTTTCGTCTTTGAATTTAGGATTGCGAATATATAATTTTGGCATTATACACCCAATGTTGTTTTTCTAGGATTTCTTGCTGAATATTCTGTACCTAATGTTGTTCCTCCAGCTAACACACCTGTTTGCAGTCTTTGCCTTCTGCTTCTTCTTCCACGAATCCTTCGTTGTTCTGCTGCTGTTTTTTTTGGTGCGTCAAATTTTGACTGTACTTCTGTTCTTCTTTGAGAACCTGCACTCCCTGTTGCTTTTTGTCTAACAAAAGGTCTTGTTACAACTGAAAATGGAGAACCACCCATTATACTACCTCTCTTGGATTTCTAACAGTTGTATCTTCCGTAGCTGTAGCTCCAGCACCTAAGGTGTCCGAACCGAACATCTCACGATACATTCTTCTTCTTGATCTTAGTCTAGCAGCGATTTGCTTTCGTTCACTTAATTCTTTCCTATTTAATCTTTCCTCTTGTTCCTTTTGTGCTGAAGTTGCAGCTGTAGAAGGACCAGGAAAGCTAGGAGCTTTTGGCATTAGAAAACCCATTTAAAACAACCTTGCATATAATATCCAATCTTTTTTATCTTGTCCGTAATTTTTTAAGATTCCTTCTTTAAGAAATAAGCATTTTTCTATCCATTTGCAAGATATTATGTTCAAAGAATGGACAGAAACCTGCATCCTATGTAGTTTATAACGTTCAGCAGCATGTTCTAAAAATTTTAATGCTGTTTTATGGAACTTAAATTTATATTTAGGTAAACAAATATTTGGTATCATCCATAATTCTGCGACACCTTTCCAGTATGGCACAATACCCCAGCAAAGCATTGGTTTATAATTATCTTCTAAAACAGAAAAACTTTCTCCTGATATTGAAAGCTGGTCCATATAATCATAATAATTATCAAATTGATTAAAACTTTGCTTATCAAAATCTTTTAATTCCATTCTGTCCAGTAGCTTAGATTGGAATGGAACTGTTTTTAATTTTACTCCATCCAGATTAAAAAGTTTATCGCAGTCTTTACAAGTTATAATTTTTTGAAATTTCTCCATCTTTTTTTCCAAAGCCAGTTTCCTAATTGAACATTTTTTTTCTCTATCCAACTCCAAAACCTATTATGATAAAAATTTTTACTCATTCTTCTTCCTGCGTGATAATTGCCTTTCCAATGATTTCTGCAATTTGGGGAACGATTGAATTTCCGATTGCTTTAAGTCGGTCCACCCTAAAGGAAACCCCATTAGCCACTCTACCCACGTTGGGTTCAATGTTCCAGTTTTCTCCGACATTTTTTCCTCGTATAGAATTGCATCTGATAGTTTTGCTCCGAATGTGCTGTTCTTTTTGTTTTTCTTCCGAAGAATATACCCCCCTGATTTCGTTTTTTCCACTCGGTGTGATTGTTCTCCCCCCTCTACACAACCTGCTGTTGGAGTGGGCCATATTTTCATTGTTTCTTCGCAAACTTGTTCTCTCAAATTTGATGGTCTTGTTCTTCCTTTTCTTATTGTTGTTGCCTGTCGTATTAATGTTTCCTTGCTTTTTTGCGGCAGGTGATCCATTGTATTTGGAGTAGCCCACAATCCATAACCTTTTCCTTTGGTGGTTTGCACCGACACCTGTAGCTGGAATAATAAACGTTTGTGTGGTGTAGTTTTGGCTTTCCAAGTCATATAATACTTCATCCAAGCCCAATTTGATATGTCCTTCAACATTTTCTGCAAGAACCCATACAGGTTTGAGTTCCTTGATAAGTCTAAACATTTCTGACCAGATGTTTCTAGGATCATCTTTACCTCTTTTTCTTCCTGCGACTGAAAACGGTTGGCATGGGTAACCTCCTGTGATAATGAAAGGTTTAACTGCTCCTGCTGCTTTGAGTGTTTTTTCATTTAATTCTTTTACATCTTTAAATATATGTATGTTTTTAAAGTTTTTTTTTAAAACTGCCTGACAAAAATCTTCTATTTCACAAAACGCTGTTGTATAAAATTTATCAGATGCTCTATGTAATCCTAAACTAAAACCACCAATACCGCTAAATAAATCTAAAATAGCATACATTAAAATATATCAAAATCTAATTTAGCTACTGTAGGACCAGCAAAAGTATAATTTTTTTTAACTGTTAATGTTTTGCCTTCTCCTCCACCTAACAAACAATATCCTGCCGCATCCCCAACGTGTGAGTGTTGATTTTTATTTGGTATATCTCTAAATCGTTCCTGTCCTGATATTTCTACTCTTTTAAAATGATAGCCACCTGATAAAGATTTTCTTAAATTAGTACAGTTAGAATTTATTAATAGTCCTGGTTTGCCTTGTATTAATCTGCCCATTGGACTTGCTAGTGCTTCACGTCTTACTTTAAAATCATTTGTCATACAAGGTCTAGCATTAATGCCTAAAGTTTTTAAATGGTCAAAAGCAGTTACTTCATAAACTTGATCTCTTGCTTGTCCAGCAGGATCTCCCCATACTTGTAATTTATATTCAGAATACAAGTTATTTATTTCAGATTTTAAATAAGTACCAAATCTTTCCAATCCCATATCTTCAGTTACTATTTCGTGTAATATGTGCCATCTGCCATTTGGCATTTTTTGAGAAAATACCGCAGCAGGAGTTAAACCAAAATCTAATCCCACCTGGATAGTAATATTTTTTTCTGGTTCAAGTGTGTGAGCAACCATTGTTGAATCATCATATTCACTCCATACTGGTTTGCCTTCCTGGACATAAACATATTTTGCTTCACCATAACATCTAATCCAGTCTAATTTTTTTCCATTTAATATTTGCTGATAATATCCTGAAGGAAGATTTGCTTTGTTTTCAGCTTTAGGATTTTCTTTCCACCAACGCCCAGCAGAAAAAACATATCCGTTAGCTTCAGGTTTATCTGGTAATTTGTGTTTAGGTACTTCAAGAACACCTGGTTTTTGTTTAAAAAACTTCCAGGAGAACTTGCCTCCTAATTTTTCCTTCTCACTCAACACATACCACCAATGGTCATCATCCATTGCGTTTGTGTCCATCCACACTCCGTACCAAGTAGGACCAGAATCTTTTTTTGTTGGGTATCTTCCAACTCTATGTGTTAGTCCATCAATAACAGCTTTAGGTAACTCTCTTGCTTCATTTATCCAAGCTCCAGTTAATTCAAGCGATAACAACTTTCGCACATCCTTTGGTTGGTCTAGTGCTAAAAAAATGACTTCGCAGTCTATACCAGCAGCACCTTCTCTTGAAGGCAGTTTCAAATGATGAGATATAGGAGGAGAATAACGCATCCTACCCCACACATTTTCAGGAAAATTTAATTCCGTCTTTAGGACTAGGTTTCTGTTTGACAGCTCTAAGCATTATTTCTGCGGCACAAGCATAAGATTTGCCTGAACCAACTGGTCCAATTATTCCTCTAACAAAGTTATCAGAATGTAAAAATTTCCATATTACTGGAGAGTGTTCAAAGTTAAGATTTAAGTTTTTCATAATAATTTATGTAATCTATCTTCTATTAGTTTTATATATTCTGGATTTAATTCAATTAAAATAAAATCTTTTTGTAATTCTTTAGCTACTTCCCCTACTGTTCCTGAACCTGCAAAAGGATCTAAAACAACTCCATCTTCAGGACAACCTGCTTTAATACAAGGTTCAATTAAGTCTTTAGGAAAAGTTGCAAAGTGTGCTTCCCTGTATGGTTTGGTAGTTACTGTCCATACATCTCTTTTGTTTCTTTTTAAATCTTTTGAATTACCACATCTTCCGATATTAGTAGGAATCTTCTCAAAATATGCCTTTTTTTGTTTTAATGAATGTTTTGTTGATTTATGATTTATTTTTGGGTGCTTTACTGGCTCTTTAATAGCATCAGCATCATAATAATAGTTTTTAGATTTGCTTAACAAGAATATATGTTCGTGTGATTTAGTTGGTCTATCTCTTACACTCTCAGGCATTGGGTTTGGTTTTGCC